TTTGGATCAGAGAATGAATATGTTTTTCCTCCATCCTTTGATATTGCTGCTGGTTGATATGTACCATTTTTTTCAATATAAATTACTCTCTCTGCCCCACTCACAGTCCCATCTTCGTTTTTAGTAACATAAGTTACTGCCCTATGATAAATCTTTGTTCCGCCAACTGGTTTTTTAACAGTTCTAGTTTTGCTACCACGAATATTTTGTTCCACCTCACGGTACTCTACTCCAACAGGAGTCATAGCTTTCTTAGATACAATAGCACCTGGTCTGAATTGAGCAGCACCACTTTTTACTTCTTCTGCTGTTCCTTGAGTGAAAGATGCCATTAAAATACTTTTTATTTATTTAGGACAAATTTTCCATATTGTAGTGATAATAATTCATCAAGTTCATCTTGTTGTACTATGTATACTTGACCTCCTAACTCTTCCCAGGTATATTGTCTATACTCTTGGTGATGAAAATTTATACCACGAAATCCCCAATTGAATAATTCGGTTACAGCAACCAATGGATGTTGATCGTATTCAAGATTAGGGGTTTTTGCATAATAATAGAAGGTACATATGTTACCTACTTCAGGTATAGGAGTTACCGTGTCATTTAGTGCATAAGTGATTAGTGTCATTCTATCATCGACGCTACTCTCAGATTTAATTTCGTTAATGACAGATTCGATGCGGTTCATTTGATACCTAACTCGTCTTCTGTAATGATTTTAAATTCAATTTTTCTATCAGCACAAAACTCATGAGCAGCTCTCCACTTTGCTTTATTAACCTCCCAAGTAGTACATTCATAGATGTATGATTTAGTCACCTTTTTTCTTTTTGTTGGAGGTTTTGTTTGCTTCTTTGGTTTTACCTCAATGACATAGGTTTTAATTTCACCGGTACTTTCCTTTACCTTTATAATGAAATCGGGAAAATACTTATGAACTCTATTATCAACAGGAGAGACGTATGGAATGTGAAACTCTTCACTCCCCCATTGGAGGATACTCTCATTTAGATCACACCAACGACAAAACTTGCGCTCCCAACTACTTCGGCATATAATATTTGTATAATCACCTTTATATTTGTTGGGATATGACGGTCGGTATTTACTCTTGATACTTTCTGCCATACATAATATATAAGGTAAAAACTATTTATAGATGGCACTCACCGATAGAATTGGCAAATCTAAAACAATTGCTGAGATTAAATCATCATTATTAAATCCTGCTTTAACATCACACTTTGATGTTGAAATTCCTTTTCCCTCTGCATTGAGATCACTTCTTGGTGTTAACCAAAGGTCTTTTAATCTATCCTGCAGTGAAGCTAGTCTTCCTGGATCTCAATTAGCAACTCTTGAGAATAATAATGACCGCACAGGTGTGACTGAAAAACATGCATATAGAAGACAGTTTGACGATAGAATTGATCTTACATTCTATGTTGATGCAGAGAAGTACACGTCAATTCGTTTCTTTGAGAAATGGATATCATTTATTATGAACGAAGATCAAGGTGGTCTTCAGGGCGGAGGTCCATTAAATTCACAAGAACCAAATATTGCATCGAGATCATATCATTACAGAGCAAGATATCCAAATGAATATATTATGGATCAAGGATTAAAGGTGACAAAGTTTGAAAGAAACTATCAAAATTCTTTGACTTATAATTTTGTGAGAGCCTTCCCACTTTCTGTTAGTTCAATGCCGCTCACCTATGAGTCATCTTCATTATTAAAAGTATCCGTATCAATGAGTTATATTAGATACTATCTTGGTAACGGAAGTAATCCTACCAAAAATGCGCCACCGGTATTACCTACGTTACCTACAGTTCCAGAACAAGCAAAACAAAATAGTAAATCTTTTGATCCGAATCTATATACTCCATCTGTCAACTCTGATTCATCCTTTAGAAAAAATATAAACAGAGTTACTCCAGAAGATGCTCGTCTAATTCAAGAGGAAGCAAACTTTACTATGTTCTAAAAGTACAATAAATAACAATACTGAAATCTATCTATAGGACATTATGCCTTTACCAAAAATTGCCACACCGGTATATGAACTTGAATTGCCATCTACAGGTGATACAATTCAATACAGACCATTCCTTGTAAAAGAGGAAAAGGTTCTTGTGATTGCTTTAGAGAGCGAAGATACAAAGCAAATCACAAATGCTATCAAGAATGTAATTAAGAACTGTATTCAAACTAAAGGTATCAAAGTGGAAACTCTTCCAACTTTTGATATTGAATATTTGTTTTTGAATATTCGTGGTAAGTCTGTTGGTGAAGAGATTGAAGTTAATGTCACATGTCCTGATGATGGAGTAACTCAAGTTCCCATTACAATTAACTTGGATGATATTAAAGTTCAGAAAAATGAGGAGCACACCAATAAAATTAAGTTAGATGATACTATCATGATGGAGATGAAGTATCCTTCTCTTGAACAATTTATTAAAAATAATTTTGACTTTGAAGATGGTAATGCAATGGAGCAATCTTTTGACTTGATCTCGACATGCATTGATAAAATTTATACTGAAGATGAGGTGTGGGCAACTGAGGATTGCACCAAGAAAGAAATTGTTGAGTTCTTAGAACAGATGAATTCTTCTCAGTTCAAAGAAATTGAGAAGTTCTTTGAGTCTATGCCTAAATTATCTCATTCAATTAAGGTAAAAAATCCCAAAACAAAAAAAGAAAATACTGTTGTAATTGAGGGATTAGCGGGTTTTTTCGCATAGCCCTGATCCATATGGATCTGGAGAACTACTATAAACTCAATTTTGCCTTGATGCAGTATCATAAATATTCATTAACTGAGATTGAAAACTTGATGCCTTGGGAACGAGACATCTATGTTGCATTATTGCAACAGCATCTTGAGGAAGAGGAATTAAAGCAAAAGCAAAGGAATGCCATCTAGTAAATTCGGTTCTAAGTTTTTAGGTGAAAGATACCAGCAGTATGTTGATGAACTTACTGCTGAAGGAACCATAGATGGTGAAAAATTATCTCCTACTGAAAGAAAAGAAGGATTTAAAAAAAGAAACGATAAGATAGGATTTGAAGATTTTGTTGAAAAAGTTTTAAAGAAAAAACAATCAGCAACAGTTTCAAAAGAATCAACAGCATTACCAGGAGGAAGAGGTGGAGCACTTGTAAAGCAACCGAAAGCAGCAGTAGGAATAACAAAATTTGATCCAAGTAAGATCGCTCCTGAGGCCGCTGCAGGTGGTGGTATACTTGAGGAAATATTAAAGATTGTCACGTCTATTCGAGACACTCTGATTGAAAAAAATAAGTTTGATGTAGGTCAGTCTAAGAAAGATAGTCAAACTACAGAGAGAACAAAGAGAGCGAAGAAAGAAAAAGGATTAGAGTCCGGTATCTTCAAAGGTCTGAAAAAAACAACTGAAAAAGTTCTTGCACCAGTAAAGGGATTGTTTACACAAATCTTTGATTTTATAAAAACTGTCATACTAGGTAGAGTTGTATTTAAGATCCTTAAGTGGATGGGTGATCCAGAAAATAAAGAGAAGATTGATAACCTTATCAGATTTTTCAAGGACTTTTGGCCTGCTATTGTTGGAGCATACTTATTATTTGGAACTAAGTTTGGTGGTTTAATTAGAACCATTGGTGGTTGGGCAGTTAAAATTATTAAATTTGCTGTACCAAAGTTACTTAGATTTGTATCACGGAATCCAAAGGCAGCAGCAGCATTAGCAGTTGCTGGTGGTGTTGGAATGTTGGGTGCAAGAATATTAACAGGCACAGAAGTTGATGGTAGTGAAGAAACACCTGAAGAAGAGCAAACTCCAGAACAAAAACAAGAAGCAGAGTTCAAAGCAGCACAAACAACAGCAACAGAAAGTTTAAAGGAAGAAGAACCTGTAAAAATGGCCAAGGGTGGTAAAGTCCCTGGATCTGGAAATAAAGATACGGTTCCTGCAATGCTCACGCCAGGTGAGTTTGTGATGAGTAAAGGAGCAGTTGCAAAATATGGTGTAGATACAATGAGATCTATGAATGCATCTGGTGGCGGCACAGGTATTCCAAGTCTTATGTCAAATGGTGCATTTGGATATTCAAGTGGTGGTGGACCTGGTATAGAACCATCTGAAGAACCTGGTGGAAGAAATAAAGAAGGAACAGAAAAATCTAAACCTAGTGGAAACTTCTTAACCAAATTATTTGGTGGAGGGAAGAAAGAATCACCTTCAGAACCTGCAGAACAAACTCCATCAGGTAGTAGTCTGACTGAAACTCAACAAAAAGCATTGCAAGTTCTTGCCAAGTATGAATCTGGAGCAGCTGGATATGATGCAGTCAATCAAATAGGAACTGCTGGTGGTAGAGGAGTTAAAGGATTCTCTGGTAACATTAAAAAAATGCCACAACATAAGGGTAGATCACTAACAGATTTTACCATAGCAGAAATTAAAAAATTACAATTAGATGACAAAACAATGTCTGATGATCAATGGATAGAGTCTGGTAAACTTCATGCTGTTGGTGCATATCAATTCATTGGTAATACTCTTCCTGGAGTTGCACAAAGAGCAGGTATACCAGACGATGCTAAGTTCACCCCTGGTGTTCAGGATCTGATGGCACTTCAGTTAATGAAAGAGCGTGGAATTTCCCCTTGGGTTGGTCCAAGTGATAAAGCAACTCCTTCGGAGAGAGCAATCGTTGAGAAGGCAAGAAATCAACCTATAGCATACAGTCCATCAATGTCTACTGGAGGAGCTATCACTGCATCTGCTGCATCTTCTGGAAGTGCATTAAGTAGTAGTGGTGGTGGTGGTAGTAGTGGGTCAACATCTACGTCAGGTGGTAGTAATAAAAAACCAAAGAAATTTAATTATGCACAGTTGAGAAAAGAATTGGGTGTGACGACAGCATCTGTTTCTAAATCATCAAGACCATCATCTACTGCTGCATATTCTCAAATGCAGAATAGTACTCAACAGACACCACAAACACAAGGCGAAAAAAGTGTTTCACCTGGAGTTCCAACATTTGATGCAGCTGCAATGTCTTCTCAAAAGAAGATAAAAACTTTAGGGATAACGGTGTAATCTATGGCAATTACTGCACAAAAGTTACTCCCTCAAAGTAAAAGTGGAACAATAACTCCGATAAAGAAAGGTGCGATTACAAAAATTACACCAATAGGAACAAAAGAATCTGCTGTAGAGAGCAAGGGTGAAAAGAAAGATACTCTTATAGTCATAAAAGAGAGATGTATTGAGATAGATACTCTTCTCAGAGGTTCTCTTGCGCTAGATAAAATTAGAGCAGATCAAGCACGAAAGAAAACAGAAAAACAAACACGTTCCAAAAAAGAAACTGAATTAGAAAAAAGTGACGACAAAGATGAAAAGAAAGGAAAAGGTCTTAAACTTCCTAAGATAAGTTTCTTTGATCGTATCAAGAATTTTATTAAGAATGTTATTCTTGGTTTTATTGTAGTCAGGTTATTAAAGTTTGCTCCACAAATAGCAAAAGTTGTATCTTTCTTGAAACCTGTTGCTAAATTTATCTTTGGTATTGGTGAAAAACTATTAGAGGGATTTGTTAATCTTGTTGACTTTGGATATAAGATTTACGACTCTGGTAGAAAGTTTATTGGTGATAAGTTAGGTGATGAAGCATTAGCCAACTTTGATAAACTGTCTGGTGCAATCAATACAATGCTGAACCTGGCATTGATTGCTGCTATGGCAACAGGTGCTGGTCTTGGTCGTGGTAAAACTCCTAAAGTCAAACCGAAAGTTAAGACAAAACCCAAAACAAAGGGTAGAGTTAAAATTGATAAAAAATTGAAGAAAATGGGTCTGACTAAAGAGCAGATCAAAGCATATAATAAAGCAGTTGATGGTGGTGCTAGCACTACAGGAGCACTTGCACAAGCAAAAAAAGTCAAACCAAAACCAAAAGGGTTCTTTGGTAGAATTGGGCAGGGATTTTCTGATCTTGGTACAGCAACTAAAGACCTTGCAACCAAAGGTGTTAAAGCACTTGGTGGCGGATTAAACTTTTTATCTGGTGGTAATCTTGGTAAGTTTGGAAACTTTCTACAAGATCAATATAAGAATGCATCTAAATTTGCACGAGGACAATACGATAAGGTTGCTCAAGTTGCTTCAAACTTAAAAAATAAAGCCTATCAAGGCATCGATAATTTTAAAAAGGGAGCTGCTAATATTGCAGATAATGTAAAAAAAGCAGCAATCCAAAAAGTTATAGAACCTTTAAAACCAATTTTTGATCCAATATTAAATCAGGTAAAAAAAGTTGGTGAAAATATTATGGGTGTCTTAAGAAAGATACCTGGATTTGAACTCGTAGAAAAGGTTCTAAGGAAGAATGGTATAAAAGGTATTGGTGATACGAAAGGACTTCTCAAGAAAGTAGGTGGAAAAGCAATACCAATTGTTGGCGGTATCGTTAACCTCTTATTTGCATATGATAGACTTGCTCAAGGTGATTTGATTGGTGGATTACTAGAGGGTGTATCTGGTGTTCTTGATTTATCTGGTGCATTTGGATTCGCTCCTGGCCCTGGTATTTCTATGGGTATTGATGCATATATGTTTGCCCGTGATTTTATTCCTCAAATTCAGGAGACTGAAGGAAAAGTTGTAAATGGATTAGGTCTTGGTGGATTAAAAGGTCAATTAGAAACCGTAGCTAAAAAACTTCCAGATCTTTCTACCATTGCAAAAATGTTTACTGGTGGTGATCCAAAAAAACCAATGATTGGTGATAAGGCAGATACTTCAGGAACTGATAAACCAAACCTTGGTTCTACTCCTACCACATCATCAGGAAATAGTGATGTTAAAGTTGGAGGTAGTAATGTTGTCGCCATTGGTAAAGACTTGACTAATAAAGGATTTACTGTTGCAGAACATCCAGATTTTACTAAGGATACATCTGGTGGTGCATATACTCCTGGTGAGGGATCAGTATCTAATGTTCATAAAGGTCGTGGTCACTATGAATCCAGAGCAATTGATGTCACTAATTTTAAGGGAGGAGACCCAGGGTATAAACAATCATATCTTCCTGTATTGAATTCACTTGAGAATAATTCTGCAATCAAAATGCTAATTCATGATACATGGGGATTCTACAAAGATGGTGGTAAGTCTGGTCCTGGATCATATGGACACCCTGAACATATGCACATTGAAGTAAAGGATAAAGGTGGATTCATTGGTAAGGGACTGTTTAAAAATATGGGTGGTATTGAATTTGTTCTTGATCATGACACCACAAAGGCACTTGAGAAGAAACTTCCTGGATTCTTGGATGCTATAAACAAAGCAGATGGAAAATCAGTGATGGATGTTCTTGGAAAATATGCATCATATGATATGCCAGAAGTGATTCCAGTTCCTATCCCACAACCAATTCAAAATACAGTCGGTAATGCATATGAAAAAGCAAAGACTGTGACTAACACTATCATTGCTAAAGGAAAGGAAGCATTCAGTGATATCTTGTATATGCGTTAAATAGAACTAAGAGGTAATAAACATGTCAGAGAAAAAAGTAACTGGTGCTCAGTCTAATCCTGCTTTTATTGAAAGGTTAGATATCTTTTCAAATAAAGATCAAAGTAAGACTGTATCTATCTTAAATGGTACAGTACAGTTGATGTACTATGAGAGTCTTCTTCAAGACTCTGTAATGGCAACTGTGTCCTTTACTGACTCTGGAAGTGCGATTGATGATAAGAGTGCTCTTGAGGGGTTACCTATCGTTGGAAGTGAAAAAGTAGAATTTAAAATTAAAGATAATAATAATCAACAAATAAAATTTACTTTCTATGTTAACAAAGTAACTCCAGTAGAAGACAAAACAACAAAAGGTCTCAACACTCTTCATTTGGTTTCAAAAGAATACATTCTCAATGATGAAGTTAGAATCAATAAAAGATTTGATGGTAGAGTATCAGAAACAGTCAAAGAAATATTGACCAACTTTTTAGAAACTGAAAAAGATATCACCGACATTGAAGATACAACAGAGTTGAATCAGATTCCTGGTCAATGGAAACCATACTACACATTGAACTGGTTATCTAAGAAGTCTGCTCCTTCTGCCGCGACTCCTGGTAAAACCGCAGGTTTTTTCTTCTACGAAACATCAAAAGGATATCATTTTAAATCAATTGATACTCTACTGAGTCAGGAAAAAAAGAAGTCGATTATCTATAATGAAACTCCTGACTCAAGAGGTGCTAACATCCCAGAGGGATATGATATAAAAGCATTGACATTCTCTAAGGACAATCGCATCAATATTCAAGAAAAGATGCAGGCAGGATTTCAATCAACACGAATCGTTTTGTTTGATCCTGGACCCAACATGAAGTATGAAGTTTTGAATCCAAAGGCTACAGGAGATGATGGAGTCGAGGATTCTTTAAAGAAAGGGGGAAAGGAACTACCAGTTCTGAACCCAGAATTTAATCGTAAAGGCAAAAATAAACAGTTCTCAAGGACAACGTATATTGTAAAAGACACTGGAACTCTACCATCAGGATCAAGTAAGCAGCAGATTGAAAAGTCAAAGGATCCAAACTTTAGACCTGAACTGATTACCAATCAGGCAATTATGCGCTATAATCAACTGTATGCTTCTGAAATTGAAATCACTATTCCTGGTGATTTTTCATTACATGCAGGTGATGCAATTTATTTTGATGCACCGTCTGCACAGGGAGATACAAAGAATGATGATATTGACCGTCAAATTGGTGGTCTATATATTATATCAGCATTATGTCATTTAATTAATGCACAAGGAACTTATACAAAGTTAAATTTGGTAAGAGATTCTTTTGGAAGAATGGGAAAAACCCCACAAACAGGCAAACCAGCCACGGAAACAAAAGTTCCTGGTACACAACCTTCATACCAAAGAACGGTATCAAGTGCATCATACGATACCACAACTACTTTTTAATTACTATTATGGAAAAAAATATAGAGACTCATATCGAAAAGGATAAGCAAATTCTTGAAGACCCAACTATTTCGCCTCAGATGCGCCGTCATACTGCAGATGAATTAGAGCATCTTGAGATGTACCATAAAGCACATCCAGAAGATCATCACGATCCCTCAGCATTAGAAATGTATTGTGATGAGAATCCTGAAACAGACGAATGTAGGATTTACGAAGATTAATGGCAGAAGGAGCAGCACTATTTGATCCCGGTTTTTTAGGAGCACAATTTATTTGGTGGCTAGGACAAGTTGCCGATGATTCTGAATGGAGAAATAATTCACTGTCTGGAAAATTTGAGGATCCAAATAGTATCCCTGGATGGGGTAGGCGATATAAAGTTCGTATCATGGGTATCCATGATAAGGAAGAGGAGTCTATTCCTTCAGATCAGTTGCCTTGGGCGAGTGTCATGTATCCCATCACTGCTGGTGGTGGACAAGCAAATGCAAGCACAACTCCTGCATTGCGTCAGGGTAATTTTGTCTTTGGATTCTTTATGGACGGACAAGACCAACAGGTCCCCGTCATCATGGGAATCATGGGGCAAAATGCTCAGACTCCGATGTCAACAAAGATTGGCAAGACGGAATCTAACTTTGGTTCTACCAGTGGATATGCTGAAGGAAAAACACCTCCAGTAGGAAGTGCCAAACCAACAGCTCCTGATGAAGGTTTAGTTACAAAGAAACCAACAAATTCGGCATTAGGAAAAGCACTTGCACCAGCACCTCCTGGAGTCAAACTTAATAAGTTTGGACTGAGACCAGATCAACCTCTTAGTGCAATTCCAGATGGTTTACAAGTCGCAAACGCTGCAAGAGAGCAGGCAAGAAACGAAGGTAAGTCAGTTCAGGAAGTAGAAGATGCCGCAATGCAAGCGGTAGCAGATCATGTTAAAAAATTAAAAACACAACAAGAATCTCCATCAACACCAAGTCAAGGTAATCCAACAAAAGAAAACCCTGATGCGATGCATCAACTCTCTTCTGCTGATGTAAAACGTGAGACTAAGATCAGAGAATGTAATGTTATAATGAAACCTGATCCTGATCAGTTTGTTCAGTCGGCAATATCATCAATTCAAACAATCATTACTAAATTGACAGAGAAATTAAATTCATATCTTGCTGCGATATCAAGTTATATTGATGCAGTATCAAGCACAATTTCAAGTATACAGAAATTAATCTCTGATGCTGCATGTGAGATTGCAAAGTATATGAAGATAATCTTTGATAAGATTATGGAGTACGTCATGAAGCAATTGAATAAAGCAATGACAAATGCTGTAGCAGCATTACCTACTCATATGAGAACAATGTTTGCAGACTTAAAGGAGCAAATTGGAGAATTAATTTTATGTTTATATGGAAAACTTACTGCAAATGTTTGCGGCCAAATTGAGGGTCTGCTATCTGATGCCTTAGATATGGATAATGCTGAAGCAAAGGCAAGAAGAAATTATGAGAACAATGATACAGATGATTTAAAAAGAAAACCAATGGTTCCAACATGTTATGCTGAAGATGTTATTGGAAGTATTTTATATTCAAATCAAACACAAATTGATGATGCCAACAGAAATATTTTAGACAATGTAAATGAATTTGTTAAAGATATGCAAAGTGAACTCGCAGGTGTGAGTGGATCTATATCTGATATTTTGAGTCAAATTACTGATGTTGCTGGTAGTATCAGTGGCGCTCTCTCCTTTACAAATATCAGTCTTAATATTTTTGGTTGTGAACTAAAACCAAATGTAGCAGTATCTGATAAGTATTGTATGGCACATGGTGGATCTGCTCAACCAGATACTAATTTCCCAAGTATCAAATCTATTGAAAACTCAGTGTCTAATGGAATTGATAAAGTTCTTCCACCACCACCAGAGTCATTTGCACCACCTCCTGCAGGAACTGCTGATATTGATCTTGATACTCCAATATCACAACAGGAGAGAGATGCAGTACGTCAGGGTAATATTGTTGACGAACAAGGGAATAATATTGGTACGATTACCTGAACATAAATACACAATATGAAGACAAAGTATAACCGATAATGTCGTTTAATCTCTTCGGACCAGCAAATAAATGTGATATTAAGGTTGGATATATTTCAACCACAAGAGGTTACGTTGATGGTGTCAACCGATATGAGGCTAATAAGTATGCAAAATTAAATCCAGGAACTCAATTTATTCTTAGAAGAAGGGATAAAATTCAGTTCATGAATATCAATGGGGTTAATAAATTAGAACCAAAGGATCTTCTTCCACAAAATTCTTCTAGTGGTAATAAAGGATGTTCTGGTATTACTGGACTTGATATTTACGATGATGATGGTGGAATAAGATCAGATGCTTTTAATAATGTAGATCCACATGTTATTTTTTCCGGTGGTAATGGTATTGGAGCGAAAGCTAATCCTATATTTGGAACTGATGGTGGTCTCCTTGCAGTAGATTTAATTGATGGTGGATGGGGATATGAATACGCACCAGTCACAGAAGTAATAGATGAGTATGGTATTGGTGCGGGAGCAGTGGTTCGAGCTATTATGGTTGGAGACCCTACATATTCTAAATGTGCATTCGTTGAGACGGTTCAAACTTTTGAGGACGAAGAGGATTTTGAGGAATATGATTTATCAACTTGTGGTCCATCGGAGATAGTTTCTTTTGGTAAGAGATATGATGCAGATGGAAAAGAGGTTGGTGTGTGGGATCCAACCGCATATGCAACTCTTAAGTCAAATCCTGCAGCGATTGAGCAAAGAAGATACCAAGACTTCTTAGAGTCTCTAAGAGGTGGAACAAGAGTAAATCTTCAGGGTAATATTATTCGTAACTGGTGGACAACTCAGAGAGAAAAACCATTAAGGGTTACTGCTCTCAATAAAAAGTCTAGAGTTATTCATAAGGTGACTCATCCGGCATGGAGTGAGTTTATGAATAGATATGCTGTCTCTCCAGTTCCACCATCAAATGTTCCTGGTAGTGATTTTGCTGGAATAGAACATACATTAGAGTGGGAAGAAAACTTTCCATATGATGGTGATTATAATTTTAGATATGCTGCGGACAACGTTGCGGATATCTACTTAGACAATGTATTAGTTGGTAGGACAACTAGATTTAAAGATTCTCCAGATAAGTTAAAGAAATTTGTTACTGCTGGAATCCATAGGATTAGAGTTGACCTGGAGAATATTCCTATTCTTACAAAAATACCTAAGAAAAAAGATGAGAAAAAATATATTAATACTGAGTTTGAAGTTTATGGACAAGGATCTCAAAGACATCGTGCAATAAAATTTAGTTTTACATCTGAGGGAGGAGAACATTCTTTTGTTTTAGATAATGTCCAAAAAAGTAGTAAGTCATATAAAAAAAATATAAGAGTTCTTAGGAATACGAATTATAAAGTTGTTGCTGTTGCAGATTCTGCTAAAGAAGAACCACAGATCGGACAAAGAGAATTTAAAATTAAATATGGTAATGCTTCATCAACATCAGGAAAAAGAGTTGTCAATAAAGGAAGAGAGATAGAGTTTGATGATAACGCTGGTAATGGATTTGATGTTAATGCAACTTTAAAAATTAAGTCTAGTTCTCCTGGACTTTCTGCAAAGTTCTCTGATGATGGTACAAAATTAATTGTAAAAGGTCAAAACAAGGGCGATGTTGCTATTAGATTGGATTGGAATGATAACCCTCAAACATCTGGAATTGCTGTAGGGTCAGTCACTATTGGAGATACAACCTGGACTCAAAGTGGACAAAAAGGTGGTATAGGAAAAACCATAAACATTAATAAAATCTCAAACACTAAATCAAATTCTGGTGTTGTAGAACAAGGCACTATGCAAAGCTTTGGCATTAGAGATAAAGAGAGAGGTAATAAACCAGGTAAAGTTATTTTTGCTGATTATGTTGGATCGGCTAATGATAATGATGATATGCAGGTTAGAGTTAATAGAGGAACTTTCACTGCATCAAATAAAAACTTCTTTCTTC